TGTGCATCGGTGCTCTTGTAGACCAAAAAGAAGTACTTGTAGAGCTGATCCCATGTGCAGTCTGACATTGCATAGCACTTCATCCGACTCAACTTCAAACCATCCAGGATCCCACACAGATCCTCCTTTGACATACTATTCTCCAATACCAAGAAGTCATTCTGGGGGTTTTCATAAAGGATGCGAACATCCTCTATGCATTCCATCAGACACTTGTAGCCAAGAATACAATACTGCTTTTTGTAGTTCAAATTGATCAATGCATTACAATACTTGTTTGTGAAGTTCTCACGCTTCCACATTGGCAGGGTCCACCATTTTTCAGTGGGCTCCTCAAATCCACCCTTTTCACGCATGACTTCATCAATCTTGAACTCCCTGTAAGCCTGCGGAACAATGTGATGAGGGGTTAGGCGGTTGATCTCTGAATTCCGGATCAGTGAAAAGTTATTCCATCCGTCGTTCATATACTGAATATACGCAAGCTTGTGAACGCGAGCCATCTTGGTCTTGACAGCTGTTCGAAGCAATAATTCAAGATCGTCGCAGATAGGAAGGAACTCTGAGTAGTTTCCCATTTCGTTTAGTGTTGAACGACGCCAGATCCGCGGGTGATTTGGCACACCGACAATGTGTGAGAGAGTATAGTTATTGATATTAGGCGTTGAAATCACATTCACCCATGTTCCGTTATACTTTTGACAGTAATATCCGGCATATCCGAGACCAAAATGATCTCCATATGAGTGTGTATTGCCATTCTCATACAAGTGAGCGGTGTCCATATAGACAAATCCAACTTCCGAATCATTATCAAATACCTTTGCTGCATCAGAAAGGCAATCAACTAGAATCTCATCATCGTGATCGAGCTCAAGAACATATTTACCCCTACACATGGATGCAGCTTCATTCTTCACATTTCCAATGTTTCCACTGTTCTCTGCCCTCCGGTAAAGACGGATACGAGGATCATTTTTTGCAAGCGTCCGGAGGAACTCGAAATGCTTATCATCGGGAGAGTCATCCACAACGACCCATTCCCAATCTCTGAGAGACTGTGCCTTTAGGCTGTTATACGGGCGATAAAACTTATCATAGGAGTTGTAGCAAGTGGTGAATACTGAAAAGATAGGACGTGTGATTTCATGAGGGAGCAAACAGTTGTGAATGTAGCAAAAGTTGACACCGCGATTAAATGAATCAATGTCCTTAATATTATCAGAAAAGTGAAGCCATCTCAGTCGCATGCGATTCACTAAAAGTCGCATTCGTCCATAGTACTCTGTCTCCGACTTTCCGTAGGTCACGATAAGATGATAGTTCACATCAAAAAGTTTGAGAACATCTTCTGGATTGGATGTTGGATTAATCGTACAATTAAGTTTCTCTTCGTTCGCTGCAAGGAACGTGTCAATTGAAGAGTACTCCTCGTCGCGAAACAAGAGGATGTTTGGATATTTCATTATTCTATTCTATTTCTTTACTGCGTAAGTTCTGTCCGCAGTTCCATGAGCATCTTTCCCAATACGTTCTTTCCCGGCCACTTTGATGGATCATTTGCTTTAGATGTGTCTGCAGAGGTTCCGATGCCCCAATACTTGTCACGAGCAGACGCCTCGCCGATCGGGCGCTTTCCAGTCTCCAAAAGCTTCGTCTTGAGATCTGGATGCTGGATGAACTTAGCCTTGACTGCCATGCGCATAATACCGTCCTTGGTCTTGTCCCACTCCTCTTTGACAAAGTCCTTGACCTTCTTGCCAAGCGCCTTCACAGCCTTAGGAGAGGGTGTCTTCAGAATCTTATCAGCAATGGCTCCATCGCCAAACTGCTTAGCCTTTGCCCATTGAAAGTAGTGCTCGACAGTTGGGAAGGTGATGGAATCAATCTGAAAGGGAGCCTCATACATATTGGAAAGTGCACGCCATTCACCCTTGCCCTCGTCGGCTCCGAAGAACAGAACAGGCTCGGCACCGGGCTCAGCCACCTTCTTGATGATCTTCTTTTTAGGAAGTGCCTTGGCTTCGGATGGCTTCTCCTGCTCTGAGCGCTCATCCTTGACCTCAGGTTCGGGCGGGGCAACTGGGAGGGTTACCTCTTGCTTCTCAGTCTCCTTGGGCTTCTTCGGCTCCTTGGACTTCTCAAATACAAAGCTTCGGTGAAGGAAGCTAAATGCCTGGTGCTCCTGAGTAAGAGTTACGCTGTTTTGATCAGAATAGTGATCAGCAAACATCGTGCTTCCAATCAGATCGTATCCAGCCTCCTTGAGAATAGCTGTCATCTTCTCAAACGGCACCAGATACTCCTTTTGCGGTTGCTCAAAGCTCTCCAACTTGACCGAGATCGCCTGACCAAACTCCTCTGTCCATCCAGTTCCATCGTCGTATTCCTTAACAAACTCACCAAAGATCTGACGACCCGCACGGAACATATGACTCTTCTTGCCCAGCATCAGAGCGTAGACTGCAGCACCATCCAAGCAAGTGCCGAAGAACATACCCTTACCGTGGTTCTCCAGGTTAGACACAAACACCTTGAATGTCTCCTCGGACTCACATGCATAGTGAATCGCCATCTGGCAGGAGACAACGTCAAACTCCGTGTGTCCTGCGAACTTAGACAGATAGGGTGTAGGAGCCGGCTCGGTTCCTGTGACAATATTTGCATACTTATTGTCGCCCTCAAAGAGAGGCTTGGTCATGTCTCCGTTAATGAACAGCACTGGAGGCAGATACTCATTCGGGTGGTTCATCTTCTCCTTCAAGTAGCGGACACATGCTCCTTGACGAGGCGAGAGAAGACAGGCTGACGACGAATCAATACCCACAACCAGCGATGGCTTAGTCCTCTTCCACTTCAGCAGGTCGCCTGCGCGCCCCACTGCAAGCTCCAGCAAGGAGTCACCAGACTTGATCGCAGATCGATATAGGCTGTCCTTGATCCGATTGTGGAATCCATAGACATCCTTGAGAATTCGGTCGCGTGCATCCAAGTTATCACGATAATAGAGATCATCTTCAAAAGTTGAATCAGGAGGGTTTGCAACCAGATCGCGAATCATCTCCTCTGTGATCGGCACGTGGATATTCGTCCAGATCGAATCGGCTACTGAAATATCATTCCCAAACTGCGGCCGACCCAGAACACGATACTGATGCGTCTTATCGTAGCGGGTTCGCATAATGTTCCAGCGACCCTTGTCTGTGTCATACGAGCACTCAATGATCGTATTGTCCTCCACCCGGTTTCCATCCTGATCAATCGGCACACCCTTCTCATTCAGCGGCAGGGCTACGATGTGAGCCTCAGGAGCCTTGGGAACCATGGGCTGAAATGGAGACGGGACACGATCTTGACCACGGTGCTCCGGAGGAATTTCAGGAGGCGTGTACTCACCTGTCATCGTCTCGCAGGGATAGACGATATCGCCAGGGGTCCGTGAAACATACAAGGTTCCCTTAACCACCCGCTTCTCCAGAACAGTATCAAAGCTCTCACCAGGCTTAAATTTGACAAGGAAGTCAATACTATTCTGGCTTGCAGGCTTCCACTTGTAGAGGTTCAGCCATGTGCGTCCCTTACGCTCCTTCTCTGGAGCCACCGGTGAAGACTTGGGTGTGAAGATAAGACCATCCGTTGGATACTCAAATGCTGTATCCAGGATCTTGCGGATTGCCTCTTGCATTGCAGGACCATCGCCTGCAAGGAACATCTTGGTAACCACGCGTAATGGCTTGTTAGAAGGGAGAGTTGTAAAGTCAGTTGAGATCTGAGCAACAAACTCCCGAGCGCATGCAAGACGTGAGGGTCCATCTGCAAGTAGCGGCAGACGGCGAACATCCTTATTACGGAACCAGTAGACATCAAAGATGCAGAACATGTTGCGATCCGCAAGATACTCACCGTCAATAATATCACCGATGTGAATATCATTGGTCGCCGTCAGCCCAGTCCAGGTCACCACTGAGCTAGGTGTGATACGCAGAACCCGCTTGTCCCGCATGACGACCAAGAAACAGCGCTCACCATCCGCCTTGTTTGTCACCGTATAGCCGCTCAGAATGTTATTTGAGCGGTCGACTTGAAGATGGCGACGCTCTAAGGTCACTGGATTGATGAACGGTGTGCGTGTCATCTCAAACTCCATAGCGTAGCGCTTCGAGTCAGCATTGGACAGGAGGAACTGTGACCCCTGGAAAGCTGAGAGAACTGGAGCAATGTGCTTGATCATCGACTCGGTAATGACTTCTGCTGACTTGGTGCGATCCACAACCTCCAGCTCAAGCTCATAGCTGGGAGTCTGCTTAAGGATCTCTGCAAAGGTCTTGGTCTGCTTTGTCTTAGATTTGCTCTGTGAGAAGTCATATCGCACCACGCCATCCAAGCTGGTCCAGGACTTGCGGTGGAGGATACGGACGTGAGAAGCAGCATCCATGGGAGCGCCTGAAAAGTCCTTACGAAGATGCTCCTCGTGACGAAGTGTGAAGCGGACTGAAGCGTCAGGAAGGTCAATCATATCGGACTTTCCGGAGATTGCTGTGACGACCTCAAAGTACCGGCGCTTTCGCTCAACCTCAAGTGGAACGCCCCTGAAACTGCCGGTGGTACAGACTTTGTGAATATTCTCAGCTCCAACGACGACAACACGAAGTCCGTCAGAATATGAGAAGGTTGCGCGATGCTCCTCTACTGGGGCACCACGGGAATATAACTGGATTGTAGAGACGATGCGATCCGCAACGTCCTTGGTGTGAATCTGACTGGGAAGAATTTTGCACTCGAGTTCTGCGTGGGTATCCTTCTTAACGAGCGAAGCAAACTCCTTGAGATTGTTTCGTGCGGTAGAAGGGAGAAGGGACTCCATTTGCCTTATCTTTAGATGTGAAGGATTTACATCCATTTTAACTCCTACGTTCATAGGTCTTTCGTTCGAGTGCATCAGCTTCCATCATCTTGTGTTGATCAAGGTAAAAAGCAATCATTTTTTCGATCTCGACTATACACTCATCTGGAAGAACATCTGTTGATACAAGAACCCCCGTTTGTGTTCGTGTGAATGATTCGGTATACTTTTTGATAATTCCAAAGACCTGGGCATGTTCATTTGCATCAAGGAGCTCCAGCCGTTCCTTCACTTTTTCCTTCCGGCTTCGGTTCATTTGTAGATGGAGCAACAGTACGAACCATCTTCTTCCTCCGCGCCTCGGTAGGTGACTTTGTCTTGTCAAGTGAGACGGTCACCGTGCGCTTCTCTGAATCACCCGTGCCAACCGGTGCCGCGATCACCTGTTGTGCCTCGGGCTCGGCTTCCTCTTTCTGCACGGCCGGGCGAATGACCTCTAACAGCTTTCCAAGGACGACGATGGTCTCATCGCCTTGCTGAAATCGGCTTCCAACGACCTCGAACTCAATCGTCTGTCCGACATCCACCTCATCAAAGTCAGAGTTTCCGATATGAAGGTCGCGAGGAAGCAGGACCTTGATTGGATCTGTCTCGGCATGCAGACCAATCTTACTCTTAAGAGTCACGGGCGCCCTGAACTTCTGTCCGGCGTGAGGAAGGCAGAGATCGGCTTGAAAGCGAACACTATAGTCTAGACCGCCTTTGAGGATATTTGTGCGACCAAAGGAATGCTCTGTAATTGTGATACTGCGAGGCTGAACATATCCCTCTGGAAGACAGATACCTTCATACTTGTGACGCAGTTGGGCTACAAGGCTTGCATGAATATTACGTTGGAGGAATCGGGCATCAATGTGGACGGAACGATTCAGTTCGCGACGTTCATAGAGTGCGTCCATTATGCCTTCTTGGTTCTAGAGTGGATACTTTTCGTTTTATAGCAACGAACTAACAATATGTGGAAAATAATGAAGGGGAGATGACATTTGAAGATGTCTATTTCTGCGTTCAATTCGTTGTTCAACTGTAAAAAAATGTTGATGTCCAATTCCTTTTTCATAATCTGAAATAGGAACTCTTGATTCGATCTGAAGACCTCGTTTGAGGATATGAGTATTCCATGGGTATTCTCCAAACCATAAAATTACAGCAGGGATCCATCCACTAACTACAAGTGTGCGCTCATGACGACCTAATGAATAATGTCCATGATCGCATGAATGAATCATTCGAAACTGCCGTTCCCCTGTTTCAATATATTCAATTCCATCAAACAGCTCTCGAAGAGTATTTGGACGTTGTACATCTTTTGTTGAAAGTGCAATATGTGAAGTCAATGGATAGTATCCATTCGGTTCTTCTGTAAGATATGTTCGAATAGGTTCAGGACTCACAAGAAACTCGGTCGTATTTAGACCAAGTTTATATCCATCAAATTCCATTTCAGCACACATAAACATTATGTCGTTCAATTCTGCATCAAACTTTTCATGTGGAACTTTTCTAATTTCCCATGTAGGACACATCTCTCGAACAATATCCATTGATCGATCCGTGCATCCCCAATCAAACACAATTCCATGATCAAAGATCTTTCGGTGATGTTCAAGCCAAAACGGCATTAGATACTCTTCGTTGTAGACATTTGTAAGAACTGTAAGTTTTACCATTGTTTACTCTTTCATGAACTTCTTAAGTGTCTTTTTAACATCATCTGAGTCAAGAACCTTTATTTCTTCGGGTGTGTACCATGCACAGTTATGTTGTTCCCGTGCAAGAAGCTCTGCATATGCACAGAAGGGTGCTCCTTTTAATGCACCTGGAACACCTACCTTATTGACATCCAAGAACTTTGAGATCCCCTTCATGCGGTTCACTGGATTCTTACCTGTTCCGCAAACAACTGGTTTATTACTATTTCGAATTGGCGTTTCATCTTCATCTTCGACTGTAGGAGTTAATGTAAGGATTCCATTTGGAGAGACAGATGCAACGATTTTAGACTTATCAGCAATAAATCGGTCAATCAGATCCTTCTTCCATTCCTTGTACTTTGTCAGATCCTCTCCAACAATATCCAGTTCCTCTCCTGTTACCACAATGTCCGTATCGGGGATCCGCAGGCGATCAGCAAAGGGAAGATCAGGATTTGTTGCCAAATACGCCTTCTTTTCGACAGGTGTAAACTCGTGGTCAAAGATGAACCCATTTCTAACCTCCTCTGAAAAACGGGTTGCAGAATCACCCGGAAACTTATAGGCATTTCGTTTGACATCCAAGATGTCTGCTTGAAGAGCAGGTGCCTCCTCGGATAGAGGCGGGGCATCTGGGAGTGGAATTTCGACTGGTTTACTTGGTTTAGTTGTCCTCTCAATCACCGTGCTGTTGGGGACATCAATCGGAGCTAATGCATACAGATCACCCTTTGACTCGAGAAGGCTAGGACGTCCGAAAGAATCCACAAATCGGAAAGAGCTCGCAATCGCCTGTTGCAGGGTGTAGATGACCACTTCACGGCTAAAAGGCTTCAATGCCGAGAATAACTGCTCGCGGTCCCAGATAGATTTATCAATGAATAGCTTTCCCAGTTTAGTTAGGATCTCGTCGCGAGAATCCAGATAGCTTGAAAGAGGACGCACGTGATCCGGATCCACAGCACTTTCCGTAACCTTGCACTGTTCAATATCTGGCGCTTCATCAAATGTAGGAGCCAACATTCCCTTCAGACGGTAGGCAACTTCCTCGCGACCTTCATCACGGATCTGAGGAACAACCAGTTCCCGCCAATCAGCTGGCAGCGCCACCTGCATTGGACAGTCCATTGCTGACTCGGCCAGCACCTTGCGAACCTTTGCAATACGCATTCCCTTGGCTTCAACCTTGGTGCGATACGTATACTCATCAAATGCTTCACGCTTCTCCTCAGCACGGATGATGTGAAGATAGACGGTGCAGTTCTGCTCCTTGGGAATCAAGTCCTGGTGACTGCATGTGCGCAAGGCACGACCCACGACCTGTTCAATTCGACTCATGTTCCACCAGGGATCCAAGATATGGACCTGACGGATGAAGCGAAAATCAATACCTTCTGCAGCCAACGGACTTGTGACCACAACCTTGATGTTCTTACCTGTTACATTTGCGCGGTTCTTAACGGCTGACAACATAGTAGAGATCTCAGCATCCGAAGCGTTAGAGGATAGCATAATATATTTACCTTTTGGTGCTCCTTCATAGCTAGAGCCGATAAGGAGTGGCTCGCCCTTATACGGGGTATACCCGTGCTCCTCAAGCGCCAAGACAAATGGCAGAGCTCCACGTTCCACATAGTTTGAATACACCAAACAGACACCACCTGAGCTCTCAATTGACTTCAATACCGTGACAAACTTCGCCGCATACTCGGGCAGTTTTTCAGGGGTCAAGAATGGTTCTCCAATATACGAATATTGATTCTTCGTCTGCTTGAATGTCTCCTTGAATCGCTTATCATCTGGGAATACCGAGATGGTCGGAATAATCATGGCTTGGCGTTTGCTGTCATCATCCTCCCGCTTGGAGGTAGTCAGAATCTTCTTTTGATATCCCTTTGCCTCAGAGGCTACAAGTGATAAATACTTGATGCGATCCTTATCGGGGATATCAGGACCATTGAACCCCTTTGTCATCTCCGTATTTGAAGAGATCTCCGGGGGAGGGAGACGGAATGGAAAGGTAAACGGGCTCTCACCCTTCACATACGAAACGTAGTGTTGGCACCACTGACGAAATTTGATCTCCGATTCACCTCCCTTGAGCTCAGCTTCGTTCGTAAAGAACTCAGATGCTTTCAGGGTTGTCTTGAAAGGTTGCTTACGCTCATTCCATAAGAACAGGTTCATGTAATACATGATTTCGTCAAAGCTGTCAAACATAGGGGTGGCGGTCAGGAGCACCAACACGAGACCGTCTGCGACCTTTACCAGCTGTTCAAGACCCGAAGCAATCTGCGTCTCTTCCGAACGGATATTGTGAGCCTCATCAATGATTAGCAGACGGTTATCGAAGTTCTCATGAACCCACGCTGTATCAATATCCTTCTCGGTTCCAGTGAGCTTTTCAAGAAGCCTGTTTCCAAAAGACGTATAGGCCGAGAACTCATAGAACTCCTTGATGATGCGATCCGCAGTGTTTTCGAGACGACTCATAATTTCAGGATTCGCCCAGTTCTTTGGTTCTGCTTCAATACGCAAAAGCATATCCAAGTAGCGACGACCCGTGCACTGCTTGGAGCTGAGGGTGTCGCTCGCCCGATCTAAATTCACACGGGACATGTCAAAGATCTGCGTCCGGAAGTTCTCTTGCACAGCGCGGGATGCCACGACCATCACCTTCTTGTCCTGAAACTCGGGGCGGATGATGTATTCCTCTGCAACCTGAATCGCAGAGCAGGTCTTGCCTACACCCGTTCCATGCACCATCAATAGATTCCGAGTGGGGGAATCGGGAGACAGAACCCTGCGTAAAAACTTCTGTTGAGGCTGAAGGGAAAACGAAGCCGTGCAGGATTGATTGCGAATTGTGTTTAAGGCATCCAGACTTGCCGGTGGAAGTGATTTTGTAGTGATCTCTGCCAACTCTGCGTGTGTCAAGTTGACCATTACTTTGTTTCCTTATTATTTACTAAAGATGCCTTCCTCGCCTCCTGGACCTCCTTCGCCCGATGCCAACACTGGACCCGCCAACAAGCCTGAATCTGACAACACTGATGCTGCAAAGGCTGCCGGTGCCGTTGGTATCGTTGCAGGTGTCTTTGGATTCCTCTTTATGTTTATCTGGCACTATGGTGCTGCCAGTCTGTCCTATGCGAAGTACGGGTCGATCGGTTGGGCGATCCTGGACTTCTTTTTTGCAACGTTCTACTATCCTTACTACGCGCTTGTGCTGAACACATCTACACCGACCATGATGGGTGGTCGCCGTAAGCTGAAGTTCTTCTAGATTGTTTCGGAGATGTAAGTAATGAACCATCTAGCCACAAAACTGGCTATTTCGGATGCCTGGCACGACTTTAATAAATATTCATGTGATCCAACATCATTTACGACCGGAGTTGCCATTTTCAATAAAAGTGTTCGCGAAGAATACCCAGCAGGAACACCCAGACCCTCAGAAAATGATGTACTGGGATCCGTATCGGAGTCAGATATAAGATCTATAATAGATCAGAATCCTGAGACAGTTGGACAGATGACCACTCGAAGCAACGTTAAATTTATTTCAAAAGTTATTGCGCTAAACACGCCAGATGGAAACGGAAGACCCCGTCCGGGTGTTGAAATAGCGACGTCTGCAAATTTTCCTGTTTCATTTGGGATTATTGTAGACTTTAACCAACATGGTATTCTCGGACGTTTTGTATCGGGTCCCGCAGCAAATAAGACATGTTATTACTTATATACGTCCGAAACCGAAAACGATCCAGCAGGTAAAACATCACAGAAGGATTCTGTTTTTACACCTAAAGAAGGTGGTATACAACTCCGATATTGTGAACAAGTTGGTGGGGACCCTATTGTCTATAGTGGAGACATTGACTTTAATCCAGGTAATCATAACTACAAGCTTGATTTTTATTCAAAATATACGCTTACGCTATCTCCGATCCAACGAATCAAGATTTTTGGAAGTGGCAAAAAAACAACTGTAAATCTTACTGTATCAAACAATGCAAACACACTCGTTCACCAAATTGCAGATGCAAAAAAGGCAAACTCAATTAAGTCGATTGTGGCTGAATTTATGAAAAAGATCATTGGAGGTCCATGGAACCCTTCGAGAGAGTTTAATGCAAATGCAGGCTGGATTCAAAAACGTTCAGGCGATTGGTTACAAGTTCTTGCGTGTCTTGATGTACATAATCGAAAGTTCGAGCCTCCACTTCCACCGGGAACACCTATATTTTTTGTTACACACGACCGTGTAGCACTTTCATACGCTCTATTGATGGGTGTGAATACGATCTTTATCAAACCGGAACATCGGATTGTTGTGTTCACACGAGCAGACCTTGCAACCCAAGATCTTACAACGATCTATGCGGCTCAAACCGAGAGCATTAAAAATGGTGATGGCACAGGTGTATATAGGTGGTTAAAGCTATTCCAGACAATGAGAGATGAGGAGCTCAAGATTCATAAGGATCGTATGAACAGTGGTGAGAAGGTGTTAGATATTGTGAAGGAGATGCTACATTACACACATAGTTACCTTGAGATTCAAGATGTATCTAGTCTACTTTCTGCACTCAGTCGTTTTAAGGGACCGGAATATCCAGATGATGATCTGATAGAAACTGAAGACTCTAAAGTAGTTGCAGCGTATGTTTCGGCAGTAAGTATTATGAAAGTTCATATTGGACCTCGTTTCCGTCTCACGTTTAGAAGTAATTTTGAGTCTAAGGATGTATTTCAATCCTTGAAAAAGTCTCTCGAAGAGCGCAATGTAATAACTCGTCTTGTGAAACTAGCAACTGGAAAGGTTGACAGATATAGCTTTCTTGGATACATTAGTAAACTCCCAGATGAAGAAACAAAACGGGCATTCATTGGTAAGCTAGGTAGCGTAGCCGATACAAATGAACTTGAAAATGACCTAATTAGAAATGCAATGATTATCGTCAACACGCGTGCACTATTTGAAGGGTCGTCGGATACTTCAATTTCAGCAGTTGTAGAATCACATTCATACAATGACAATCCAAATGACGGTTCGCGTAACCATGAGCCCGATCAAGCAGATGAAAAACCAGAGGCTGGTGGAAGTCGAGGTGGTTGGAAAGAGGGAACACGTTATGCAATCCAGGGAGGCGCCACTGTAGTTTTTCCTATTAAACAGACTACACAAGTTTTAGTTGTAGCCCATATTTTGAAGCCCCCTCCGGTATCGCTTTTAAACTTATTTGGATTACTGGTACCACGATTCGAGGATATCGCCATGGCTGATAATCTTGTAACGGAAACAGGTGAAGATCCTAGGCAACTGCAGTTTGGAGGGGCAAAAACAGATGAACATTTGTTTCCAATCTATGCAATGTTAGATGCATTTACCCCAAATATTTGTGAACGGTTGGAAGGGTCCATGGATATGGAGCATTACAATCGATATTATGCATTCCTAGAAGCACTGAAGCGTAGATCCGAAGCTATTACCGATCCTTCGCAGAAGGACCTGATTGCAATGGCTCTTCGCGAAGTTCTGTTCATCTCTGCACAGAGCGAAGCTGGGCGCGCTTCAATCCTATCGTGTATAGGAGAGACTCCTGAGAACTATGCAGTGTTTGCATCAATGACAACCACCTTTTCAAACTACATGTGTGGCGAGCTCCCTTCATATACACCTGAATATCAAAAAGGCGTTGATGCAGTACTTCAAGATCAAACCGTACTGGATGTCCTTGGAGGCGCATGGAAGGATAGTGCGTCGTTTCGTAAAGATATGACGGTTTCTGAACTTGACAGCGCAGTTGAAAAATTGAAACTCGAGTTAGTATCTGTTCTCACTCGTGCAGATACACCTGTTCCAGGAGCGCCTCCAAAGGATCCCGTAGTTCTTGGACAGGTTCAGGAAGCGCCCTTGAAGACACCCCTTGTTAGAAGCAATAGTATGGGGGATCCAACTCCATTTAGCTTTGCGGGTCGCCGTCGCACGCGCCGTCTTACAAATGATTTCTTACAATCGGTGCGTCACCAGTCCATCAAGATGTCCTCCAAGCGACACTCGGTCTCAGGCAAACCGTTCAAGCGCTGATTGACTTCCTGGAGTGTCGTATCCTCGGGATCCTCGTCCTGACCGTCAGGTAGACGGGTCTCATCCACCAAGATGTCCACGAAGCCAGTTCCGCAGGGTGGCTTCTGACCGAACATGATGTTTGCAGAGACACCGCGCATCGTATCAAACTCTGCACCCATTGCCGCATTGAACATGTTCTTGCTGGTCTCCTCAAACGAGGACCGAGCCAGAACACCTGTCTCATTCTTGTTCATGCCAAATCGGTTGACCGCCACAATGCGACCGGAGAAGGTCATGCTGTCCACGAGCACGGACAAGTGGTGGTAGTTCACCTTCTCTGACACGAAGACCTCTGAAAACTCCTCAAAGATTGCCAAGCGTGCTGTCTCAATACCAAAGACATCATTGATCTCATGAATATCATTTGAGAACGTACGGGTCCCGTCGGCTCCTGGGAAGGTCATGAGCTGATACAAGTTGGTTCCGTCCACGTCCAGAACATACTGCTCCTTCTGCGAGTAGCCAGCCACCTTCTCATCATAGACCAACTCGTTCTTCACCTTGCGCAAGTGAACACCGCCAACTCCATCCACACCCGTCAGCACGATGTCCAGAACCTTCTCCTCCAGGAATCGGAGCTGAGTCGGGTTCTTGATCGTGTTCGTATCAAAGGTCATACGCAAGATGATCTTCGTAGCCGATGCATCCGAGTGCATGCACTCTAGGATCTTGAGACCTGCATTGCGGACCTTTGCAACGACCTCGGGTAGGTCCAGAATATCACGGGCTGCCATCTCCAAATCATTCAGCTCGAGGCGCATGATCCATGGCGATGAACATGACGCCTCATTTGCAACCGAGAACTCCTCATAGAGTGCCAGGATTGCGGCATCATCCTCTACAGCTGTATTTGCTGAGTCGGGATCGTAGTAGATTCGCACCGACTTGGTGATATCACGCAGGGTTGTGCGCTGGATCTCCTTCATCTTGGAAACCGTATTGTCCTGGTTTGCAGAGATCTCGGGAAGCAGATACACGGTGTTGCCCGGCTTCTTCGGGTTGGCGGAGGCACTCAGCAACTCCTCAATACGAGGAACACCTGAAGTAGCGTTCGCCTTCACTGTCCCTGCCGAGTGGAAGGTATTCAGTGTTAGCTGGGTCGTAGGCTCACCAATGGACTGAGCGGCCAGGGCGCCCACCATCTCTCCTGAATGCGCCTGACTCTTGATGTATCGGTAACGGATATCCCGCATAAGCTCATCAAACAGCGCCACACTAAGACGGTGTACCACAATGGACTTCTTAGGAGCCAGATAATACCTGAGCAAGGCATGAAACACCTTACTATATGGGAACTCCTTCATGAACCGATTCAGACCTGCAACCACTAGCGCAGGTGTCAGATCTGTCTTGGTCGAATATGGGTTCTCATACTTGGTGATCAGGCGCTTGAGGTTGACCGGTGCAAGAACTGTGTCATTCTTGCGGTAACGGAAGACAGACTTGATCAGCATTTCACGATCAGCTGTAATCTCCTCGACCATGTCCGGACAGTCCTCCACAGACTCCTTCAGGAACGAGTTCACATCCTCGGGAGTCAGGGCATACTCCTTATAGATGTTCTCCAGGGTCATCAGAGCAAGATTGCAGGTCTGAGACTCCACTGAGACGGTATCCACGCCATCCTCACCGTAGACGAACTGGATTACCGAGCCAGTGACATTGCGAACCGTGCCATCATGCTCTACGTGCTGGTCCTCCATGGACTTCATCAGACGACGCTGAATGTAGCCCGTATCGGAGGTCTTGACTGCTGTATCAATCAGACCCTCACGACCTGCCTGAGCGTGGTAGAAGAACTCTGCGGGCATCAGACCATCCACGAAGGAGTGTTGAACGAACCCACGAGACTCCACGCCATCGTCATACCTTGCGAAGTGAGGCAGAGTACGATCTTGCAGGGTATACTGAACACGGCGACCCTCAATGAGCTGTTGTCCCAGAAGGGCAACCATCTGAGTAATGTTGTGCTCACCTCCCTTGGATCCCGAGTCAACCATCTGAACGATGCGATTGTCCTTGGAAAGACTCTCAATCACCTTCGTATTGATGTTCGCTGCAACGTCCTTCAGGGCTGAAGAGATCTTGTCCTCTAGGTCCTCACCGTCCGAGAGACCTGAAATGTTGATGAACTGACCTGCATGCATGTCCGACAGGATCTTTGCCACACGATCCCGACCCGTCTTGAGCTGATCCGCAACGAACTCAAGGGTCGTCTGATTTGCAATCAGATCGGATGTGCCAACCGAGAAACCGGTGTAGAGGTTGTATTGTGTGACAATAGACTGGATGTCATTAATGAGCTGACCGGCACGCTCAGGACCGAAGTCGGAATAAACAACGTGGAGCAGACCGCCCACAGCACCCTTCTGTAAGATATCACCCTCGTTCAACTGTCCATTCTTCAGCGTGATCTTTCCCTTGTGGTTCATCATTGGGAATGCAGTGGAGATAAGCTCTGCACCAGTCCAAGGGCGGTTCTTGCGGGAGAAGGGAAGCTTGATTCGTGCTAGGATATTCATCGCAATCTGCTCGGGAACCTTGACATTCGGCTGGCTGATGCGGTAAGCTCCCGTCATTGTGTCCTGGAAGAGCTGAATGATCGGGCTATTGGTGCGGGGGCTGATAATATTACGCAGAACACTCGCAATGTAGCGAAGCTCCGTGGCCGATGCGATGCTCTGAGGCACGTGCATGTTCATCTCATCACCATCAAAATCAGCATTGTAGGGACGGGTAGCCGAAACGTTCAGACGGAACGTCGAATACGGTAAGACCACGATACGGTGCGCCATCATAGACGCCTTATGCAGAGATGGCTGACGATTGAAGAGTACAATGTCGCCATTGATCAGGTGACGGTGAACCACGTCACCTTCACGAATATCAATCGTATCTGGATTCACATAGCGCAGACTCAACGTGCGATCATCTGCCTTGAGATACACCGACTTGGCTCCCGGGTGCTTATCCGGACCATTCTTAATGTAGCCCATCAGACGATCGCGGTTGTAGGGGCTGACAATCTCAGGGAAGGTCAGATTCACAGCAATTTCCTCTGGAACACCTAGCTCATCCAGCTCAATGTTGGCATCCGGTGTAATAACCGAACGAGCAGAGAAGTCCACACGCTTTCCCATCAGGTTACCACGCACACGTCCGGTCTTGGCTCCGAAGCGAGACTTTAGAGTGCGCAGGGGACGACCTGAACGCTGAGCAGATGGCTCGAGTCCCTTGATGTCATTGTCAACGTAAGTTGCAACGTTATACTGGAGAGCAGCCGTATACTTATCCAGAGTCACAGCTGACTCCTGCTTGTCGATCTTGTCGCGAAGACTGTCATTTGAGCGAATAATAGTAATGAGCTGGTGCGTCAAGTCATCCTCCATGCGCTGGTTGTCGTCCATGACAACCGAAGGACGGACCGTTAGGGGCGGAACAGCAAGGACCGTGCAAATCATCCACTCAGGACGAGCAAACTCGGGATTGAGACCAATCGCCTTACAATCCTCATTTGTCATGCGCTGGAAGGCGCGCAGGATCATCTCTACCTGAAGTGTGACCGGTTCAGGCTGGTTCTCAGTGTCGGCACTATAGATGTGACCCTCCAACGTTGCAGCCTTTCCAAGAACCTTAGCTACTTTCTTGAAGGCAGGGGTCTCGCAATGCTGACATGTGAACACCTCCTTTGGTTTTGGAGTCGGTCGCAGGTCACGAACCTCTTTGAACCGAGCAAGTCCTGAAGACTTTAGTGCCTCAAGGTCATCTGCAGAGGCAAGAGGCTTTGAACAGTTGAGACAGATCACATTTGCAAGCTTCTCAATCATGTCAAAGAACTGGTATAGATACACCGGTCGGGCAAGACGGATATGTCCAAAGTGACCAGGACAAAACTGATTGGTCTGTTTACAGGTCGGACAGACCTTACCGTTCTCAATGACACCGAATCGTGCATCAAACACGCCATTCGGGATAGGCTGATTACCTTGGTAGGTCTTATCGGTAGTCACTTCAACAACTGAGCGCTTAAGAAGATCATCTGGGTTTGCAATTCCGAATTGAACACCTACAATAGTATCACCCATGGTTAATACCTCTTATCCTTCCCTTTAGATTATTCCGTTTTGTTGTCCAACGGAAACGGCAGTTGAGAAGATACGACCTGCAACTGGAATCAACATATGATGAATCCTAGCAAGCCATTCAAGTCCCAACAAGAAGACACCCATGCTACTTCCAACAATAACAAATACAGTTGCGAGTTCAGGTGTGGGCTCAAGGTGAAACGCCTCCAAAATAGGTGTCACAAAACTTTCATGATCTCCAATTAATTTTTGCTCCACCTTTGAAACGACACACCCATTGCAGGCTAGGTGTTGTAACCAAACCAATACGCATGTAAACAAAACAAGTGTCTGAAGCCAAAATGC